CATGTATTGACTAACCAGGGCTTTTTCAGCATCCCGCACGATCTGCTCGCGAGCCTGCCTTTCTTGGTCGGCGATACGCGCGTTTTGCTCGGCTATACGCGCTTTTTCATCTGCTGCTTTAGCCGCTGCTTGCTGCTCAGCTTGGGTTTCAGCTGCTAATCGCTTCAGAGTGTCTGTTAAAGATTCGCCTTGATACCGCATATCTTCTAAGCGCGGACGTAACCCGCCAATCGAATCAATCGCTTCATCAGTTACCTTTCCCACCGCATCGGCCATTGCACCCCGAATATCGCCATCTTTCCCTGCCGAGACTTTAACGTTTGTCGAAAAATCATTGGCTAAGTCATAACCGATTTGATTTGCGATTGTGTCGATATCCCTCAACAAGCTGTTGACCGTGACGCCTAGGCTATCTGAGATGTCAGTAGTATTGGTTTTGGTTTTTGAACTGGAGAAAAGGCCGCCAGACTTTTTACTTGTGACCGCTTGCTCGGCACTTACATAGTCAAGCCCCCCGGACAGAGAGATTTCTGCATTCTTGCGCTTCCAATCACCGCCGAATAATGGCTTGCTGATTGCACCGCCTGTCACTTGATCGATTGCGATTGCACCCAAAAGATATGGCGCAACCGTTGCAGTACCCGCAGCCAAGCTTCCAGAGGTTGTGCCAAATGCTTCAGCCGTCATGCTTGCGCCAGCCGTGCCAAACTCAGCAGTTTGTGCGGCAAGCATGGATGCTTGTTGTGATCCGGCACCCGCCATCATTGATAGGCCGTAACCGAGTCCTTGACTAAGCAAGTTCAAACCGGAGGACTGGCTATCCATCCCCATTGCGGACATAATAATCGGTTTAGTAATAGCGGCATGCGCCATTTCGGCGAGCATGCGCTTAAAAGACTCCTGAATAAAGTCAAATGCAGTCTTAGAGCCATCCGCAACGTCATACCACATTTGAGCAAAGCCGTCATCTAAACGCCGGAATAAATTCTCGTAGATAACATTGCGCGCTTCAGCAGCGGCTTTTTCTGACTCCAAAGCGGTCTTATTGGCTTTCTCAAGTTCAAATAGTGCCTTGGTTTCTACACCGATCGCATTGATTTGGTCGCGACTGTATCCTTTGTTAGCAGCTGCTCTCATCGCTTCTGCCGCCGTGACATCGGCATTAGTCAACTTGTACTTGATCATTCCAAAACGCAGTTGCTCGATGTCGCTTGCATAAGCTTTATTGATTTTATTTAGAGCTGCTTGAACCTTGGCGTCGGCTTCTAGCTCTTTGCGGTATTCTTCGTGGTATTGTTTAGATGCCTCATTCCAAGCCTTCTCGTTTTCAGTATTTGCTTTGGCTATTTCAGCGACCATCGTTTCTGAGTATTTCATGGCGGCTGCTATTTCAGCTTCGACCTTATCGATCCCATCAACGATGGTGACCTCTTCAGTCATATCAGCCAGTTTTTGTTTTAAGGCATTTAATTGGGCTTCGTATTGTTTAATCATGCCATCGGCATAGGCTGCACCAGCGTATGGCTTCAGCTGATTTATTTGCTGGTTAAGCAGATCGATTTCGGTTTTTGTTGTGCGAATATGAGTGTTGTAAGTATTAATTTCGTCTTGAGCTGTTTTACCAAACACCTGTTGTTGCAGTTGCTCAGCTTCTTTGCGCAGGGTTTCAGTATTTGTAAAGGCACGATAAATTGAGTTAGATAACTTATCTAACACACCGATTGAAGTTGTTATAACTCCGTTCGAGCTTTCACCAATAGCATTAAAAGCTTTATCCCAATTATCTTGCAAGTTTGACAGTTGACCGCCAACCGTTTCCATCTGTCTGGCCATGCCGCCCGCAAAATTCACTTCGCCCAGATTGACTAGGTAATCTTCAATTTCAGATGCATTTTTAGCCACTTCAGTGGTGACACCACGAAATGTAAACTTGACGTTTTCGCCCTCTGATCGAGCCTTGATACCAAACTCTTTTAACCGCTCAAATTCACCTGTGGCAGCATCCGCAACCGCTTCTATCATTTGGTTAAGAGATTTACCCATAGATGATGCGGTATCACCGTATGAACGCATGGCGCGCTCTGAAGATTTAAGGCCAAGCGCCTCCATCTTGATGAATGAGTCGGTTACTTCTGATAGTTGAAAAGGGGTGGTCGATGCAAATTGTTTGATTTGAGCGAAGGCTTCGTCGGCTGCAACAGTTGACCCCGTTACCGTGACCAATGATGCTTTTAGACTGTCAAATTCTTTGGTGACAGCAAGTACGTCTGATGCAATGGCGGTTAAACCCCAACCAGCAAATGCCAGTGCGCCATAATGACCAATTTTCTTGAGCGATGCGGACATTGCATCAGTTTTTGTTGTAGTATCAGTCGCTTGATTTTTGACACTCTTTAAGTCATTATTAACATCCTTGACGAACCCAGATACATTGCCGTCTGCATTGATCGTCAATTTCACTGAAAGGTTGTTATTATTCATGACTCATTACACACCGTTTGTTTTGATTGTTACACTGGTTTTATTAACTGGTTTGACCATGACGCCACTGGCGCCGGTCGCAAAAATATTGTTTATAGCGCTTTTCTTGTACAGCAGCTTTTATTCTGTATTCAGGCTCTTTATTCGCCGTTAAGCAGTGATAAAGCCGCACGCTCAATAGTTTGTAGCTTGTCGAATAGGGTGTCATGATCTTCGTTCTTAAAGACTCGCCGCATAACTACTTCCGCTGCTTGATAATTCAAACCTGTCCTAACCGCACCAGCCATACCACTTATGTACTGCCACTGTGTTTGCAGCCTCAAAAACAAGTTGATTGCAGCCCAGTTTTCTTCTAGCACAAAATAGTCTTGTTGCTGTGCCACCTCGACTTGAGGTGCATCTTCAAACATCGATGCGAGTTGATCATTAACATCGCCTGCATCGATTTGAGATTGCTTAGGGATTAAGTGTTTGACTGCTCCAACCAGGTTCGCTGCTTCTTCGCAAGATTCTCGTTTCCCAGCGCCCACGCGCTAGCAATCAAGCCACTCAGCTGAGCATCATCTTTTACCGCTTTAATCGTCTCTTCCGGGGTTAAGGTGCGGCCGGTATCATCAGTTAATTCCAAACCACTAATGCTTGTAATTAAGTCAACTACCTTGGCATCTTCATCTTTTTTGAGTATGCGCATTTCTGCAAAAAAAGACTGCATCTCTTCGCCAACCGGAACAGGTACTTCGATTTTTTGAGTGCGATTTACGTTTAATTTAATAGCCATTTAAGACTCCTAAAATTTGAGTTAATTGGGTTATAAAGCCTGGTTAAATTGACCAGGCCTGGTGGTTTTTAGTGGTTACGACTGGGTGATGGTTAAATCGGTGTTGGCCGTTAAAGGCTTAATGTCGGCGACAACGTCGACATTGGCGATTTCGCCATCCCACGACACTTTGGCCGTTTTGACTTGTAAATTTGGCACATTAACAGTCAATGTGCTGCCAGCAGCTGTGCCGTGTACTGCATTTAAAGCACCTTCAGTGTTGGCCGAGGCGTTTTGCAAAGCCGTAACTAGCTCGGCATCGGTGGTTCTAAAGCTGAGATTAACTGACCCTTGACGGCCAACGATTTCAACCTCTTCTTTCTCCGTGTCTTCAACAAACTGAGTCTGCACACCCAAGTCGATTGACAACTTAGACATCCGCACCGCGCTGTTTAAAAACGTGACCGATGCGGTAGCTTTAGTTTGACCTTGAGGTGCTTTAAATGCAGAGTGATCCACACCAGCCAAAGCCGTTGTTTCCACCGTTGGGTCTTGATAAAGACTCATCAGATCGAATTTGATAGACGGAATCGTCTGGGCATCGAGGTTAAGAGTGAATTTACCGCGTGCACCAGGCAAAACCTGTTGCAGCTTAGCAATGCGATACAAGATTGTTGCTGACTCAAAAGCGGTGCCGATTGGCGTGTATGTCACATCAGTTGCACCGATCACTTCACCCATGCCACAAGCGCGCAACAATTTTCCCCAAGCAGGAGGGGTAGCAGCAGCGCCCGAACCCGCAAATTCAACACCAAATGATGCCGAGTTTTGGCGAGATACAGTGGTACCGCCCTGCGCACCCATATAGCCGACCACGTTATTTCGGCCAACAACATTGTTATCGAGCATATTCACAGTCATGTCTTGCGCCAAAATCGAGTCTGACCCAGTGCCAATTACTGGCGTGCTGTAAACGGTTTCCATCGCTATCGCTAGTACCTGGTTTTGTTTTCTGAGTAATTCAGCCATTACTTAACTCCTTTTGTCGGCGCGACTTTATCCTGCGCTGGTTTCTTAACTGGTTTACCGTTTTGAACGGTATAAGAGCCGCCTTCATGCACCTGTGTGGATGCTTTTTGAGACTCGTATTCGGTTGGTTTTTTCATAACAAATCCTCTTTAGTAATCATTCTTCGGGTGCGGAATCTCTCAACCCAAAATAAAGCGCCGTTGGCAAAAACCAATAATTCAGCGCCTCCTAACACAAATGGGTCAAAGCCGTCAGGTGTCCAACCGAAAAACTGTTGGCGCACTATTAGGCGTTTGGGTGTTAAAGTTTCTTTTGCTGCCGATCCATGACGGTCATTTACTGATCTAACACCGATGACAACCCCGAAAACTTGATCTTCAAATTGCACCGGATCGCCGATATCTCTTACATTCTGATCAGGTAAGCTTGACAACTCGCCCACCCAAACCGCAGTTTGTCCGCGAATCGATTTAGCCGTCAATTCGGTTAAAGCAACTGAGTCTTCGACCGTTGCAAACTCGCCTGTAGCAGTAAGCTTGGCTTGCATTTGCTGCACGACATCCATCAAATAAACCCGCCTGAGTTTTTACGACCCCAAACCGCTGAATCTGACTGCATTTTTACCGTTTGTGATGTGCTAGTGGCTTCTGCTCCATCGGTGTCAACACCGAGTTTCACCAAGCCCTTAGCAACGTCCTTCAAAAACCGCAAAGCATCTTGATAGGCTTTATCAGCAGCTTCGTTCAATTGACCATCATGCAAGTAATAGCGTGCAAGTGTGCAAGCAATACGGTTTAACACTTTGGGTACCGGATTAAGTGGCAGGGCATAACGCCCACCCAGATACGACTCAATTTCCGCCTCAGCATCGACAATCGCTTGCTCGATGACTGCGGCATCAATTGCTTGGCCACCTGGGTTCGATAATCCGATTAACTCCCACTCATCAAAGCGGGTTTGCATATCGGCAACCGTGCAATAGGTCATTACTCAGCACCGCCTTGTTGCGCTTGATACAGCTCCCATGCAGAGTCTCGTTCTTTTGCAGAGACACTACCGCTATGCATATTTTCGAGTGCGGACGTTTGTGGTTTACCGCCGTTTGTCCACAATTCTTGTTTGTCGACATCAAGCTCGCTGATCAATTCAACTAAAGATGCAATCTTGTTAACATCACTTTGACTATCACCTTCATCATCCGATTGCTCTGATTCAACGACTACTAAATTTGGTTCGGACTTGAGCGTTTTGATTTGGTCTGCTGTTAAAGCAGACGCTAGCACAATCGATTCCTTAGCTGTGAAGACCAGGCCTGCACGTCTAAAACTGGGTGTTACTGATCGGATTTTTAATACCTTTTGAGTTGCCATAACAATTCCTTATTTTTTAGGATATCTAGGCCTGTTTGACCAGGCCTGGTTATTATTAAGCTGCGCCAGTTGAGCCGTAAGCCATCTGCCAGAAGCCATAGCCAGCCGCCATTCGTGCTTCAGCACCAAACTTATACTGTTTATGCATGAACACGGATTCACTGTTGATATCAGTCATCGCGACGGGTACCGGCTCTTTACGCACTTGTAAAATAAATGGCTTAATCGGCTTAGTGGTATCCAATAAGAACCATGCAGTTGTAGAGGTTAGACCCGGCATAACAACGACCTTAGCGGTTCCCTTGTAAAGATTGGTTTTACCATCTTCCAAGCGCTCTGCGGTCATCAAGGCGTTAGCCACATCTTCTAAAGCAGGGGGAACGACCAGGACATCTGGATTGATATTCAACGATCGACCCTCTTCATCCTTCATACTGCGCAAGGCAGTCCGGGCAGCGCCATAAGATGCTTGAGCGGCAGCCTGCGTTGCAATTGACAGAGCAGCGGTGCCTTTATTACTCACACTAGCCCCATTGACAGCATGATCTGTGTCAAAGAAATACTGACCGTCATAGCAAAGTTGGGTAAACCCACCAGCTACCAATTCAGTGATTAGCTCATCCGGCAATGCCTTGGCAGACATCCCAGCCATTTCGGCTTGTGGCCCATAGATCCCTAAAGTATCGTCTTCAACATCATTTCGATCCACTTCAACAGTCGCTTCAAAGTCATCATTGATGATCGTATATTGATGCGCTTCAAGCTGTTTGACGTTCTTCTCGCCAACCCATTTACGCATCCTCGGAAACTTGCTCAGCCAGACATAGCTGTTTTCCGATGTGGTTGATGTGACCTTCATAGCCACTAATTGCCAAACAGTCGGTGCCGCTGCAAATGCTTTATTGAAGGATGCCGTTAGGTTTTTAAAAACCGTAGCGATTGTATTCTTGTTAACTAACATAGTGGTATCTCCTTATAAGTTAGTTGTTACTCAACCCAGACGCCGTCTGAATCGATTGCGACAATAGTACCCGCGGCAGAGCGCGTGCCGGTTCCGTCGGTTGCTGCCACAGTTTCGTCATCGACGATGTAGCAGGTTGCCCCGAGGTTCGCTTGAGTGATTGAGCCATCGTTAGCCCAGTCAAATGCGACACCACGACGAACTTTAACGTGCTTAGCGCCGTTAGCCCCCGCTGAATTGTCGACGTACTCATCTGCGCGCCCAAAGTACTTCAGTCCTGTTGCAGTTGATCCGGGTGCGGCGTAACCTGATGCATTGATTACCACCAATGAGCCGGCAAAAATCTCGCTGCTGGCCGCAACGGCGACAGCGATTACGCTGGTGTTCATGTAAGAGGTGTTTCTGTCTTTAGCTAGTGCCATGATTTCTCCTTATCCAGCGTATTTCGCTAGGTCATCTGGTGTATTACCGAACATAGCCATCACTGACTCGTCCACTTTTGTTAGTGCTGCTTGTTGATCGCCTTTACCTGGATCAGCGTCCGCTTGAATACCCGTAAAGGCGGCGATTGGTGCTTGCCCCGAGATATATTTAGTCAGTGCAACAAAGTTTGATTTACCGAGACTGGTAGCCCATTCCTTTTGAGCAGGGATTAAAAGTCCGTTCTTTAAGGCTTCGTCGACGACGCCTTCAACGCGCCCTTCATTTGCTTGAGCGGTTAAGATTGCTGCTTGAGCCTGTAAATCCTTCATTACTTCAATCGGCACAAACTTCGCTGGATCAGGATCAGCTTCGACCTGAACGGTTAAAGCAGCAATCTTTGCTTCTGACTTAGTCGCAGTTGATTGCAAAGCTGTCAAAGCTGCAACAGCTTCATCCTCGGTTGCATCTTTAGGCAACCCGAGCAGTTTTAAGAGCTTTTTCATGGGTTTCTCCTTAATGGGTTTTGGTTGGTGGTTAGATAGTTGATCAAATTGTTTTTGGGTCAAGGTCGCAAGGCTCTGCATGCCGTCAAGTCCAGGCGAGTTGGTAATGGCAGCCATAGCGACATTGAGCAATCGACCCGTCTTGGGTTCATAAGCTGCCACAGGTGATAAGTAGCGGTATTCACCATTCAAAATGGCTTTTTGGCCCGT